TACTATACTTATTTTAGGTTCTGACTTAGGAGGTACATCACCTGCTGATGATGCTTATTTTAGATATAGACTGGCTGGCTCATCTAATAGTAGATGGGGATTTAATTTAGGAGCTAATTTTGGGGCTGTTTTGTCTAACAATGAAACTAAAGGAGCTTTTACAGTACCTAGAGAAGGTAATGAACCAAATGAATGGAATTTAGTTACATTTACTGATGAAGGACAATTGCTTACTGAAGGTAATAGAAAATTTTATATAAATGGAGAGTTGGTTAAATCCAGTACGTCTGGCGAAACGCCTTGGCTAAACTCTTCTTGGATGGAAAATCCAAGCACTGGACTGTTGTTTATAGGTAAAGGAGGCTCTAGCTTTTCTGATACCATTGATGGTGAAGTCGGCTCATTAATGATGTATGATAGAGCAATAAGTGCCGAAGAGGTATCAAGAAATTACAATGCAATAAAAGCAAAGTTTAAATAATATTAAAATTTATCAATATGAACGAAAAGGGTAAAACAATTTTTAGGGGAGGACTAGTATCTGAAGGAGCTGTTTCAGGAAAAAAATTAATTCAACCAATTAGTGGGAGTAACACTATAAAGCTAGATAAAACATATTTATCGGAAACTATTTTTAAAATTGATATTTTAACTTCTAACCAAATAATTTTTGACTTTAGCGATGCTGCAAGTATGATTGGAAATTCTTATCAATTTTATATATCTAGCAGTTCGCTTGCTAGTCTTGCATATCTTAATTTTAAGGCTAAGGGGGTGGTTAAAATGAATGGTTTAGCATCATTTGCTGATGGCAATATTCGAATGTCAAATGCTACTAGCATTACAATAAATGAAAGCAAATTCTTAAAAGGAACTTTAGTTAATGTTATCATCTTAAGTGGCCAAGATGTTTCCATTAACATTAACAGTCCTGAAAACTCTTCGATTATAGACGTTACTTAAAAAATTATTAATTATGTTAAAGAAAATAGAAGATAGAAATTATGTGATATTCAACTTATCTGAAATAGATTTGATTGATTTTAATCAAGTTATGGAAACTTCACCAGAAACAATAAGAAAATCATTGAACAATGCTAAATCTTTTGTTAAATGGGAGGGCTCTAAAATGCCAAGTTCATTAAATGGTCTACAAACAAAAGAAGGTCCATACAGTCATAGTGAAATGGTGAAAATAATGACTAGCAGAGAATGGTCAAATACAGAAGAATAAAATCAAACAAATAATGAGCGTAAATAGAAGTAATAAGTTGATTACAGATGGATTAATAGACTGTTTTGATATTGGAAATAATAATTCTAATATTGATGTTGACCAAAAGGTTTACAGCTTATCTAGAACCTACAAGCCATCAAGTGTCATTGCCACCTCTGGTCCAATGAGCCTTTCTCTACCAAGTTCGGGTTTTGCTAACTTACGTAATGGAACAACATTTTCAGAAGAAAACAAAGGCGTCTTAAGTCTCGATGGAATAAATGACTTTATCCAATGTAATACAAGTGTTACATTGTCACATTTAACTTACTCTATTTGGTATAAACCTTCATTAACAGATACTGACTTCAGGAGCTTAGGACAGACTGGGGCTTGGTCTAATACTGAATTTGCTTGTTTTTCCATTGGCAATCATTTTTCTTATACTCATCAACTATCTCTTCGGACTAAATATAGTAATGGAGTCACAAACACACAATTGCCAGGTGAAATAAATCCAAACTATTACGATACATGGCATAATGCAACTTTTGTGGTAGAACCATTAAAACAAGCCATTTACTATAATGGACAGCTCTGTGATTCTAGTACACGAACTAATAATGACGATATTACTATGACCAAACTATACATAGGAAATTCGATGGGATATGGATTTTTTGGAGGAAAAATAGGGTCAACTACACTATATAATAGAGCTTTGTCAGATTCAGAAATTAAACATAACTATAACGCATTGAAATCAAGATTTATATCATAAAAATAATTCAGGCTTTTCACCCTCACTTCTAGTTATTCTCAAATCTCCTACATCTTTATAAGATATATCTTTGTCTTCTAAATATAACTTCATCATCTCTCTTTGTCTGTTAGAGGCTGGGAAGTTGCAATCACCTTTAAATTGTTCAAATATAAGCCCTTCATTTGACACGTTAAGACCTAGCATAAATCTAGACTTTTCATCAGAATTCCTTTCTTTAGATTTGTCATTTGCCAACAATAGCAAATATTGACCTCTACTTATTCTTGTTACATATGAGCCTGCACAGTTCTTCATGTCTCTTGCAGCATCTAAAACTAATTTTGGTTGAGACAAAAGAGTTAACTTATAGTCTCCAATATAGTCTTCTAGATATTTAAACTTTTTTGCAAACTCAACAAATCTTTCATTTTTAGCTTTATCACTTAGTAGATTAAAGTGCTCAACTAATTTATCATGATATTCTTTTAAATCTTTTACTTTTTTTATTTTATTGAATTCTTTATTTCTATCCCACTCTAATGCATTTATCATTCTTACACAATCATCATATTCATAAAAGCTAAAACTAGATACTGCTGCATAATTAACTTTAACACCTTCTTTTAATTCAATACCTCCATTTTTATAATCCAACTTATCTGAATGAATTGAAGAAAATCTGTAAGCAGTTCTTCCATTTTCAATCCAATCTAATATTAAAGGAATAATCTGCTTAAGACTGTTTGTGTTTATATCTTCTCTAAATTCAACTAAATCAAAAAGGTTGACAATAAATTGAATATCATAATTCATTACTAGAGAAACTAATTCTTCATATGATAAAAATTTAGTAAACCTAATTAGCCTTTTGTAATCATTAAATTTGTCTATTTTATTAAATATAAATTTTGAAACAGACTTGATTTTTAAATCTTCCCTTACATTTAATTTACCTCCATCTTTAACAAGAGCACTTTTTTTAGACTCACCAAATCCCCATCTTTTTAAATCGAATTTTAAATTATGAAGTTTATTGTCTTTGGATTTATATACAAATTCCGATTCTTGTTCCTTTTCTGACTCTATTTCTTTTTGAGCCTTTTCATTTTCTAGTGATACTAAAAAATTAAATATTTTCAAAGGCGAAGTAACACCTTTATCAGAAAGTGTAGAAACGTTTGGCATATTACAATTATTCATCATATCGAATAGAAACACCGTTCCTTTTGTTAGTGCAATAGTCGAGAGATTTGAGTAACATATAATTCCAAAAAATATACAATTAACTTTATACAATACATCAACCCCAGGCTTGCCAATCATTTGATTCATCAAACCTTCAACAATGTCCATATTTTTAGAATCAACAACAATACTGGCTATTTCGCTCAAAAATCTATGTATAGATATTAAATTATCTGTAACGTTTATTTCATCCGAGTCTATATAAAAAGATTTCAAAACACCAACAAGAATATCAAGTCCTATTTCTATTTCTTTATTATCGTTATAACTATTAAAAAATAATTTTTTACTTTTTTTGTTTACAGATATATAAGAATCAACATCTTTAAATCTTATGTATCTTGATTTTTTTGTGCAACATGATTTTACTTTTACCTTTCTAAGAATAATCAAATCTCCTTTTGTAAAAAATTCAAATTTACTAAAGAAGTATTTATTAGAATCAATTAAAAGTTGTAAATTTTTTTGCTTAGAATAGTCTTTGCCACACTTTGGACAAATGACATTAACAACATCGTCAAATCTAGACATTATATCTACATCATATTGACTATTGTCTATAGACATGGTTATCTCCTCTGGGTTTGCCTTGTTATTTTCTTTATTTATCTTTTTCCCACAGGAACAGAAATATATATCACCATCTTCTTCTTTGTGATGAAAACTAAATTGTTGTTTTAAATTTTTATATTTCATTATATTTTATTTTAATCTATCTTGAGGAAAGTTCCTGCCAAATATCACTTTTATTTTCTTTTTCTTATTAAAAACATCCTCAGATAAAGATTTTGAATATTGAGAGGCTTCAGTTTTTAAAATCATAATCTCACCAGACTTTATTTTTTCTAGCAATCTAGATTTACCTGAACGACATATAGATATTAGTCTTTTTTGGTCATAAATAGAATTGCAAAGCTTTATCCAACCTTTTTCAGAAGCTATATCAATATGCTTTAATGTATGACATGTTTTGCATAAAATGGTGTATGAATATGTTTCAACGTCAGATACATTACCTGATATAATATGTATTTCTAAAAAATTTTTATCTGGAGGGTTGTATCCACAGCCTTGACAAACTCCATTACACTCTTTAATGGAAGAGTTTAACATGTCATTCCAATATTCTTCACCAACAAAGCTTCTGTACAACTTGTCTGGCTCACATACGTCTAAAGTAATATCTATTTCGTCTTTTATAATACTCATTTTTTTCTTAAAGACTTTTAACTTCTTTTTCTGAAAATCCTATTTTTATCTTATTATCTACTACCATCAAATAAAATGATAATCCAGAAGATTTTGATATGTATGTATAAAATTCAGAGTTTGACTTTGTGTCTTTCAAATTTTCAACATAGTATTCCCCTATTTTTTCATCTACTATTTTAGCTTCAAATTCTTTTCTAGTTATAATGGATAACATGTTTTCATTTTTTAAATGCTCAAAAAACAATTCATTAGAATCTTTTAGAATTTTAGATTTTATTGTATTTTCTAATTCGTTATCCATAAAAAAATTAGAAAGATAATTTTGATGCTTTTCTAGCATTTCCATTATTTGTTTCATAACAACTTCTCTATCTTTATTGTTGGATTTCCAATTCTCATTTATAGTCATGAAATCTTTATAGGTATCTTCATTTTCTATTATACCTCTCAAAAAGTTGTCACCAAAAGATATCCCTTTATCGTAAAAGTAAACTTTAAACAAACTTTCTTTATTATCGTTCTTTACAGTAAAGTGGCCTATAAATTGTCCTAAATTTTTCATATTATATCTTATCATAACAAATATAATAATCTTTTTATTTTCAAACAAATAAAAATACTTTTTAAAAAACGAATTTTTCTTTTTTGTATATATTTATAGTTATTATAATAATAATGAAATTTTAAAAATAAAAAAATGAAAATTAGCAAACAAGAACTTATAGACATGATTAGAGATGAAGCAAAGTCTATAAAAAGGGCTACTATTCAAGAGTCAGAAGCGGTTACAGATTCAATGAACGTATACGATGTTGATATGAATTCAAATGATGAACTAGGCGACTCTGATAAGGCATTGGTATATAAAGACCCTTCTAAAAAATTAGAAAAAGAAGGCGAAGTAGAAAAAATGCCAAAAATGAACTCAAAAGATAATGTTGAAGGTTCTGACAAAAAGGCTTCGGTAGCTGTAAAGGTTGATGCTGGCGCAAAGAAAGGTGCAGATACACACACTAAAGGACAGGCTAAAGCTAATTTTACATCTAAAAAAGATATTCAAGGAACAGATGCTTCTGGACCATTTGATGAAAGAGTTGAAGATTTAGAAATGAACTCTGAAGATAAATTAGTAGACGAAAAAGCTAAAACTTATGTTTCTGCTGGAGATGAGAAAAAAGGAAATTCTCACACTGCTGGTCAAGCTAAAGCTGAAGTTCATGAAAGAATGCCTGAAGAAGACGCTGAAGAGCCTACAGATAGAATTGCTGCTGGGATAGAGATTGATGGAAGTAATATAGAAAAAGATTTAAAAGAATCTTATACTAAAAAAGAGTTGAAAACATTTATTTTATCAGAAGCTAAAAAAGCTGTTAAGTCTTATAAGGACAACACTAAAAAAGAGCAATTAATTAGTCAGTTAAAGACTTTGTCTGAAGCAATAGAGTCTAATGGTGGCAATGTTAGTGAGGAAATAAAAGAAATATTACAAAATAAATAATCATGAAAATTTCAAAAAAAGAGCTTAATCAAATAATAAAAGAAGAGGCATATAGATTTTTAAAAATACAATCTTTAAAATCTAAAAAAGCAACAATTCAAGAAGCATTGAAGGAAAATTATAGCATGGAAGAAGAAGTGGATATAGAAGCGGCTGCTGAAGTTGCGGAAGAAATGCCAGAAACACCAGAAGCTAAAGAGATGGCTGATGCAATGAAAGAATTAGAAGATGCTGCAAAAGCAATGTCTGATGAGGATAAAGCTGAATTAAAGGCTGAAAACGAAGGCATTGAAGAAAATGAAGGCGTTGAAGAAAACGAAGGCATTGAAGAAAATGAAGGCGTTGAAGAAAATGAAGGCATTGAAGAAAACGAAGGTGTTGAAGAAGGTTTAATGAGCATGTTTAAAAAAGACCCAAAGAAAGGAGAGGAAGCTATATCTCTTGCTAAGAAAGCTGTTGAAACTGCAATAGATAAAGGTGAAATGATAGAATGGAAAGGTCTAGACAAATTAACCACTGGTCAAGTTGTAAGAGAGTTGACTGATGAAGAAAAGGCTGATTTAAAATCAAGAGTTCAATCTTTTGTTGATAATGTATTAACTCCTAAAAATAAATGGGATGGATTAGATGTTAGCAAGCAAGATATTAGAATTGTAGAACTAAAAGGAAAGCCTACATTGGCAGCAGCATATAAAGACAGAAAAATGGCTGGTGTAAGTGGTAAGTTTACAGAAAATCATGAACCTATTAGTGAAAGTGAAATTAGAAGAATTTTCAAAGAAGAAGCTTCAAGAAATGAAAAAATAAAAGAATTACAAATTCAAGCAAATAAAATCATTTCTGAAATAGAAAAAATAGGATAAAATAGTTAAATAAATAAAAAAAAGCGACCTAATTATTAGAGTCGCTTTTTTTGTGTTTTTAAATCAAATTATTCATTTGAATCTAAAAAATCAATGCCATCTTTTATGCTTGAACCAAATGAATTAGATAAATTTTTTGCGCTCTTAAAAAACAAATATGCTTGAAACGTCAACATACAACCGTAAGTCCAAAAAATGCCTACCCCAATTAAAGCTGTATATATAAGGCTATTAATTTCATAGTTTTGTTTTATGTACAAGGATACAATTATATATAACAACAAAACAACATGTACAAAGACACTCTTAACTATAGATTCATTTACCAACCTATTCATTCTATCGCTTCTTTGTTTAGGTGTCATGTTTTCAACTTTTTCGTAAATTTCGTCTTTCTCCTTTTGTGTTAAACTCATAATATAATGTTTAATTGTTGTTTTATATAAACGTAAATTATTGAAATATATTACACATTACCAAAAATTTCTCCAAATTCTTCTGAGCTTCTTATTTGTGTAGGATAATTAATTGGACCGCCGACTGCTCTAGAGCTAATTCCGATTATAGTTGAATCAGATGTGATTAAGTCATAACCTAAAACAGTGAAATCAGTTTCTAAAACTCGAACATTATGTTCAACATACTTTTCAATTAATAAAGTTCTTTTGTATGTCTTAATCCAGCTATCTATAAATTTTTTTTCCTTCATTTTCTGGCCTTCTTCTTCTTCTTCTTCTTCTTTTTCTTCTTTCAATTAATAGCATTCTTTTATTTGAATTACTATTATAGTCCATATAAAACAATATACCCGTTGGTGCTTCAAGAGGTTGAACAGTAACAAGTGAATCGCTTACTAAATTTGCTGCCACATCCCTTACAAAAGGGAAAGTAATCCTAGGATGTTTTTCAACCTTTTCAACAAGAAGTTTTCTTTTGTATACGTTTTCTTTTTTAGGATAAACTAAATTATTCCACTCTTCTAAATATAATTTTATAGAATCATTCATTTTCCAAATCACTTAAACTACCGAATATATTTGAATTAATAGATGCTGCAACTTCTGTGGCTAAAATATTAGAAAGCTCTTCTTCGATATCGATACTTTTAAAATTACAAGGTATATATTTTTCAGTTAATAATATCTTTTTATATACATTTTCAGGCTCTTCTGGCTGATAACTATTGGTGTAGTAGTCTAAAGCGTCTAAATCTTGAGCAAGCTCAGGAGTCCAGCGTGCTCTTAGTGGCCTACTTTCTCCTGTTACTTGAACAGAGGTTATTTCCAAACTAATGTTTCCACACTTCTCTATCAAAATATGACTACCCATTTATGCAAGATAAGAAAAACATCAATTAAAGTCAATAAATGAATTTTTTTAATATTTATTATTAACAATTAAATTATATTTAAAATGGCAAAATTATCCAATGGAAACAAATCAGGTGAAATGAAAAAGAAAAGGCCTGGTATTCATGCTAAGAGTAAAAATTCTAATTCTAAAGGTGCAAAGTATTACAAAAAAAAATATAGAGGTCAAGGAAAATAAATTACTATGAAAAACATAAATGAAAATAATAGCAACTTACCCATGGGTGCAGAGTACATGTCTGACGCACCATGGAGAGATGGTGAAAATCAAAAAATGGGAAAAGAGGCTAAAGAATATAAAATGGACGTAATATTTAGTGATAACAGCGAAATTGCTGTTTTGCAAGATAAATCATCTGGTAAAAAATATATATTTAACATTTATCTTTTAGACAAAGATGAGTTAGAACCTTATGCAACAAGGAGCATTTTAGGCGTTGACTTTGATGAAGATGGAATGCCTGACGAAGAATTGGGAGATTGGGAACTGAACGAAGAAGTGTTAGAAAATTATATAAATGACAACTTAGATTCTTTAGTTATAGGAAAAGGATTAGAAGATTATGAAAACACTCAAGCTGATTTGGTGGAATTAGATGATGACTTAAAAGATGAACTAAAAACTTTAGCTAGATATCAAAAAGATTCAACATCTTACTTAAAAGCTATTGATTCTGAAGATTTTAAAATAAATGAATCAGTAAGAATGATTGTAAGAGATGTTATCTCTGAATCCATGGCAAAGGATAATATACCCTTATTGAAAAAGGCTTTATTAAAACTAAAGGGAGTATCTGATACACAATTAGAATACAACATAGAACATGGTTTGCCTTGGGATTGGAAGGGCTCTAAAGAAGGTTTTTACGAAAAGATGGAACCACGTAAAAATTACACTGGTTCTAACTAAAATTGTTTTATCGTTTCTATCAAAAGTTTTTTTTCATAAATATCATAATGCCCTTCAAATAAAAGGTCTAATTTAGCCAGTTCCTCTACGCTAAAATTGTATACATAAACATCGCTCAACATCAACTTAATGTCATCTTGTGGTATGTCAATTTTTTTAGACAAAACTTCTGTTGTCATATTTTTTTTTATCAAATAGCTTTTAAGTATATCTGATATAAAATTACAATATGTGATAAGCTTTATTTCACTATCTTGGCTGGGTGTGCTGTATTTATTGTATATATATTTTTGTAGATGTGACATTCTAGTTTAGAATGGATTTAGCTATTTCAGAAACTAATTTATTATCTGCCTTACCCTTGTGCTCTTTGTTAAACCTTCCCATTATTTGACCAATATTAACCACCCCAGAAGTTGTATATTCAAGCACGATTTCCTTTATTTCTTTTTCACTCATTTGTTCTGGTAGGTATTTTTTTATATAACCCAGTTCCACATTAGACTCTTCGGTATTTGTTTGTTTTAACGATTTTTCTATTTTTTTCAAAACCTTCAAAACGTTTTCATCTGTAGACTCTACACCCCTACCTTCTTGTAGTTGAATCTCTCCTTTAACGACTCCAAGAAAGTTTTTTTTGTTCATATCCTTCATCTTAAAGGCTGTCATAAAATCTTTAGATATTATTTCTTTTAAGTTTTTCATAGTTTTATTTTATGGATATATTTTCTAAATAAATAATAACAAATTTAATTAATTTTTATCATATTTATTAACATGAAGCATGAAATTAGGAAAATAATAAGAGAAGCATTAAGTTCGGATTCAGAAACGTATGTGACAAAAGTAAATTTACATTTATATATGAAAGATGTGCTGGGGCCAAACGATTATTTTGGAGACGCCACTGCAACGGTAGAATGGAGCTTATTTACTAGCGAAAAGACATATGGATTCAGTGTATTAAAGCCTAACATTCATAAATTGACTTTAAACTCTGAAGTATATAGAGGAACAGAAGATTCATGGGAGGATGAATTAGAAAATATTGAAAAAGTTTATGACTTTGGCTCAGGCATTATTGACGGCGATAGTTTTGAAGGGTTTAAGTTGAACATAGAAAAAACAGAAAATTCAAACAGCCTTTACCCAACAGCGGTATCAATAAATAATGATTATAAATCTATTGAGATTGAATTTCAATACCCATAACATTTAAAATACGGTTAGGACCGTTGTAACTTCGGTTGCATAGACCACTTAAAGCTCGCTACTATAAGTGGTCTTATTTTTTGTACATATTTATTAACATGCTAACTGAATCACAAATATTAAACATAGATAACTTACTAAATGAAGCAATAAACGTATTGTTAGAATCAGATTTAGATAAACCTTCTCCAACTTATGAGTGGGATATAGTAAAAGATAAGGTAAAAGATTCTACAAAATCAATAAAAACGTCAGAACAAGCAAAAAAATATTTAGACACGCTTATATTAAAAGCAAAAAAATTGCCTAAAAAATTAAAATTAAAAATTTTAAAATATGCTTTCGCTTCTTTAGTTGGAATATTGAGTTATGCTGAAATTCATGACTATGCATCTAAAAATGTAGATGAAATAAATGGTGAAGTTTCGACTCTTGATTTAGGAATAAATTTAAATAGTGATAACGAGAAGCAGATTGAAAAAGATGTTGATAGTGATATAAAGAAAGAAAAAATAGAAAATGTTTTTTATAATGAAATTCCAAATGATGTTTCTGATTCTTTTATGGATTTCATAAAAATCGAAGAAGGTGCGATAAAAGAAAAAGGCGAACCAGTTTTGCAAGCTTATGACTTAGGAGATGGTATGATAACTGTAGGTTGGGGTCATGCTGAAAAAAAGAGTAATTCTCAATTTAAAGTTGGAGAAAAAATAACAAGGACAAAAGCAGAGGAATTATTACTCAACGACTTGACAAATGCTAAAAATGCTGTTAATAGCGTTTTTGAAGACTGGGAGGCTGATAGCATTCCTTTCTATGTAGACCAAGACATGTACGATGCGATGGTGTCAATGGCTTTCAATATGGGAAGAGGTGGTTTTAGAAGTACTAACTTTATACAGCTAGTCAAAAAAGGTATGTACGAAGAAGCTAGAGATAAAATATTGTCTACAAGAATATCTTACCCAGGTCATGTGAAAAGAAGAAAAAAAGAATCTGAAATGTTTGGCAAGTCTTTGGAGTTCAACCCATTAATGTTGAGATACAAAAAAACAAAAAATATAATATCCGAAAATCACAAAAAAAGATTAAAAAAATTGGCTGGGTTGTTGTGAATACCTATTTTTTCTTGATATTTATTAATGAACTTGAATGGGGGATTAGCTCAGCTGGCTAGAGCGCCTGCCTTGCACGCAGGAGGTCATCGGTTCGACTCCGATATCCTCCACATTCAAACAAAAAAGAACAAGTATTATGAGAGATTTATTCACCGAAAAAAAGGGTGGGAAATTATCAAGCAAAAAGTTTTGGGGTAACATATTTTTAGCATTGTGTGCCATCACTTACACTTTAGATGGTTTTCACTTTTATGACGTAGGAAAAGAGCTGTTTAGCTCCTTACTAATAGCAGGATGCACTCTAGTTGGACTAAGAACAGTTGGAGGCTTATTTAATAATGAAAAATAAGAGAAAATCATACATATATGTGGATAGTAAAAGATTACCTGGTTAATTTATTTTTAAAAATTAGACTATGGTGTTACTTAGCGTTTTATTCAAGAAAATTTAATAATGTAAAAAACAATTCAAAAAAAAATGGATGGACAATCACTTTTGAAGATAATTTTGATAAAAAAAAATTAGACAAAAAAAAGTGGAGAACTGACCATTATTTTGGATTAAGATACCATCCTGGGAATATTGTAAATGAAAACAGAGCTCCAATACAATATTGCGGAGACAATATGTTTGAGTTTACAGATTCAACAATAAAACAAAAATCTGAAAAAAATCCCATAAAAATAAATTACACTGACTTAAACGGAGTGAATTATGGAAAATTTACCATTCCTTATAGAGTTGGACATTTAGATAGTTCAAAATCTTTTGAGCAAAAATATGGTTTCTTTGAGATACGAAGTAAAATGACCGTTCAACCTGGGCATTGGCCTGCGTTTTGGATGGCATCCAAAAACTCGTGGCCACCAGAAATAGACATATACGAAATGTACACTGGTAGACCCGTTAAAGGTTTGGTAAGTTTTGAATCTAACTTTCATTGGGGGACTCCTAAAAATAAAAAAATGAAAGTAATGGGGCATAATGTTCAAAATATATCAAAAGAATTTCACACATATGCTGTAGAATGGAATGAGAAAGGGTTTAAAATATATTATGATAATATATTAATTAGAGTATTTAGCAACCCAAGAGCTATCAATGAATTTAAATACCCTATGCACATTATTATAGGAAACCAAATAGACCCTATTAAGGAAAGAAAATTAGATGAGGCTAAATTTCCAACATATCATGAAATAGATTACGTTAGAGCTTATAAAAAAAATTAGACTTTAAGACCAACATAGACATTCCAAGACTTATGAATTTGTTTAAATTTTTGGACATAATATATATATGAAGGCCTAAATGGTGTATGTCTCATTTTCATGTTAGCTTCTTCTGGCGTTTTGTTGTCTTTAGTTTCATTACAAGACTTACAGCATGTAGCTAAATTTTGCCAAGTATTATTACCCCCTCTAGAGCTGGGTATTACGTGGTCTATTGTTAAGTTTTTTTCACTATCACAATATAAACATTTAAAATCGTCTCTTTTAAATATATTTTGTCTACACAAATAAACCTTTCTAAAAGGAACTGATACATACTTAAGCAATCTTATTACCGTAGGTCTTTTAAAAACATTTTTTTCAGTAATAATAGGACTTTTATTAATGTGTTCTAATATTTCTGCCTTACCTTTGAATACTAACTTAAAACCTCTTGCCAAACTAGTTACATTAATTGGTTGGTAAGTGCTATTTAATACTAGTACCTGTTGCATATAATTTGATATTTGTTATAAATATATTGTTTTTTTACTATATTACATAATAATCTCAACTTTGACATATGCCTTCACATATTTACCTTCAACTATGAACTTGATTTCATTATCAACATAACCCCTTTTTACACAATCATCTTCCAGGTCTTGATAAAGTTCATCAAAATTATTTTCAAAATATTTTGTTTTAAACTTTTTTAAAAATAACAATCTATCTTCAGGTGGCAAACTTTTAATTATAAAATGTTGACTTTTTGTATTTATTGAACTTTTTTCTTCTATTCCTTGAACAAATTTTTCACATTTATTATCACCAGAAAAACCTTCTCTTAATGCGGCAATTTTATCCATTGCCAACTTTGTGCTCATACCATTTTTAACTAATTTTATCAATTTTTTTTCCCATATAATGTCATTGTGTGATTCCATAAATTCTGTAACTTTCTCTTTAGCATTTGGATACCCTGAATCAACAAGTCTTTTGTACCAATTTTTATATTTTCCTACAAATTCCATAATTCTTTTCTCACCGTTCTTCTAATTGATTCTTTTAAGCTTTCGTCATCTAAAGCACTTTTAAGATTATTTACATTATCAACAGAAACTATTTCATCAAAACCTTCTGAAGTTGAGGGTTTAGAATAAGATGAAAACATTTTGTCAAATACGTGTGCAGGAATGGTTTTAGACTTACCCATCCTTCGAGCTGATTCGGCTCTTTTTTCTGCCATTTTTTTTATTACCTCTTCTGCTCCTTGAAATTTAAAATCTACAGCTACTTTATGATAATCTTCTTCATTTCCCTCTATTGCTTTCATTGCATTTTTTCTAGAATTTGAATTCATATTTGTCATATCAACAACTACATCTTTATTGCTAGGATGTGCCTGAGCAACTTTATCATTCATTAGTTTTTGAACTTTTCCATTTGCCTCAAAAACTTTGTCAAATATAGTATTAGCCCAAGTCATCCAAGATGGAGACTCTTTGATTGTTCCATACTTTTCGTCAACTTCACCTATTTCTGCATCTTCTGGTGGTGTTGCAAACATATCATCATAAGTCCAACCGTAACTTGATGCTACTGATTCTACAATATCATCTCTATTAATGACATATGATTCTGGATAGTTTGAAGATATCCATGTTGACTTTCCTACAGAAGGTGGGCCAACTAAAACTAACATTTTTCTTTTCATAATAATAAATATGTGACTATTTACAAATGTATGAATTATATTAGAAAAATCGTTAAAGAAATTTTAGAAGAAGCCTTTTCTGGGGTGCATTCTCTAGATAGGTTGTCTGAAAGGTTTTTAGATAGAAAAAATATACCAGTAGGATATGAAAAGGAAGGTTCTGTTGGAGAGTATAAAACTGTAGGAACATACAACTTAAGTAATGGCGAAAAAGAGTCTATAAAAAAGAAGTATAAATTTATAGAAGATTACAAATTCCCAGAAGATGAAGATTTTGGAATAAGACTAACATATATAAAAATAAACCCAGATGAAATAAATTATTATTCTGAAGATGATAAAATAGATTCTATAGGAAAAAACTTATTATTTGTGGATAAAAAAACAAATAGCAATGGAAATGAAATATATGTTATAATTAGGAGAAATGAAATACAAACAATATATTTTGCTAAAAACTATATCCAACAAACAAAAGAAAAATTAAGAGTTGATAGAATAATAAAAAACGAATTATTCTTTACAAAATTGAGTGGTGAAAGTAAAAAATCTAAATCAGGAAGTAGAAAAAAAATAGACTTAGATTTACCTAAAGTAAAAATTGGAGGAAAAGATTGGTATATAGATGAGCCAAATGAAGAGCTAATATATTCTAAAAATATCAAGAAAAAAATATCTTTCGATAGACTATCAGAAAAACAATTTGAGGAGTTAATAGAGCTTATTTAAATTAATTCCAACATCAAGCGGGTGCTATCTCAAGGACGCTTCTTCCAATACCTGGCGGCAAGGCATCAACAACGACTCACACCTATCCTGAACACTTGTGTAGACTTAACTACTGTTGGAGTATCTCCATTATGGTTATCATACCATTTCTAATCGTCCTATGGACTGGACTAGCCGTTGATTAAGCAGCACGAATTTTAAATGTCTTAAAAAGGGGCAGTTTTTTTCACAGTCTGCCCCGTTCTTTCACGGCTTAATCCCATACAGACATTAATTAAGTGTCTAAGGTTTCATCTCATCTCCGCGTCTGGAATTGTCACCAGCATAGGTCCCATGAGATTTTATAGAGTAAATTTGGACCGTACAACCTCTATAAACCTGCTGTGTCAGGCTTAATAAGATGCAAGCAGTGTCTAAGAAGTGACTATTAAACTCTCCTTATTAAAGTTGAAGGTGACAGCTGCTTGCAATGATAAAATATTTGAGTGGGCCCCACAGGGTTTTGTGGGCACATTTTGTTTCGAAAACTCATTTTCTAAACTATTTATATGAAAATGAGATATGAAACCATTATACTCTGATGAAGAATACAATCAAGCAAAAGGAATGGATAAACTGCCATGCCAATGCTATGTTTGCAAAGAAACTTTCTACAAAGACAAAAGATTTATTACTGCCTACTTAAACGGAAGTAGAAAAAACAAAATCAAATTCTGTAGCAGAAAATGCCAAAACAACAGAGGAAACAATAAAATTAAATGTAAATGTTCCAACTGCGGCAAAGAAGCATATAGAGACCTAAGTCAAGTAAAAAAATACAAAAACCAATTTTGTTCACAATCATGTGCTGCTACTTACAATAATAAACACAAAACTCATGGCACTCGTAGGTCAAAACTTGAAGCGTGGTTAGAAGGGCAACTTTCAACTTTATATCCAGATTTAGAAATACACTACAACCAAAAGGATGCAATAAATTCTGAACTTGACATCTACATTCCGAGCTTCAAACTTGCAATTGAACTTAATGGCATATTCCATTACGAACCCATATTTGGAGAAGATAAGCTCAAACAAATTCAAAACAACGACCAAAGAAAATTCCAGGCATGTCTTGAGAATAAAATTGAATTACTTCTCATTGATGCTTCTCAGCTAAAATACTTCAAACCAAAAAATGCTCAAAAGTATCTTGACATCATCACCGAGGTAATAAATTCAAAGAACAATTTGTTAAAATCTTAGTCATCCAAAAATGGATGTGCGATAGCCACTACGTGCAAGTGTTTTAACTTTGGCTATCTGGGCCCCACAGGACTCGAACCTGTGACCTACTGATTATGAGTCAGTTGCTCTAACCAGCTGAGCTAGAGGCCCATTAAATGGTGAACGGAGAAGGATTCGAACCTTCGACCGTCTGCTTAGAAGGCAGATGCTCTATCCAGCTGAGCTACCCGTCCATTTAAATTACTTTTCCAACATTTCAAAGAACCCTTTCTTACCTAACGACAAATATATAAAAATATTACATTAGATAAAAAATATATTTATTTTAATTGTTAAATAGTTAAATTGTTAAGAAGCCCGAACAGCGCGAACATAGTTGTAGTAGTTCTTATTGTTGTTGCTCTGGTAACCATTGAAGAAATTCTGAATCCACGCATAGTTGTAATCGACCTCCGTAGAACTCCAATAGTAGTTACTAGCAAAACCGCCAATTTCTTCCTTGTTTTCATAAAGCATATTCAATTCGTCTTTTGTTGGCAATCTCCATCCTGCTCCTAATTTTTTGCAGTAAATTTTTGCGTCATACCAATTCATTATACCCAAATTATCAGAAACTTCTAGTCCGTTGACTGACTTTTTGCCTTCTATTAGTATGTGTTTTGTAATTGTCAAATGGTTAAATAGTTAAATTGTTAAGAAGCCCGAATAGCACGCACGTAGCCAGTGCCGTACTTATTGAAGTTGCTCTGTATACCATTGGTGAAATTCTGACTCCACGCATAGTAGTTATCGTTCTCCGTAGAACTCCAATAGCTGAAACTAGCAAAACCGCCAATTTCTTCCCTGTTTTCATAAAACATATTCAATTCCTTTATTGTTGGCAATCTCCATCCTGCTCCTAATTTTTGACAAGCAATTTTTGCGTCATACCAATTCAATATACCCAAAATATGAGACACTTCTAATCCATTGATTGACTTTTTGCCTTCTAGTAGTATGTGTTTTGTAATTGTCAAATGGTTAAATAGTTAAATTGTTAAGAAGCCCGAACAGCGCGAACATAGTTGAGGCTGGCCTTAAAGTTGAAGTTCTGGAAACCACTGCCGAAACTCTGCTTCCACGCACTGGCGTTACCGTACTCCGTAGAACTCCAATAGTTGACATTAGCAAAACCGCCAATTTCTTCCTTATTTTCATAAAGCATATTTAATTCGTCTTTTGTTGGCAATCTCCATCCTAGTCCTAATTTTTTACAAGCAATTTTTGCTTCATGCCAATTCATTGACCCTAGATTATGAGACACTTCTAGTCCGTTGATTGACTTTCTGTCTTCTAGTAATATGTGTTTTGTAATTGTCAAATTACTACTTTGTCGCACGAGAAGCAAAAGCCCCAACCCCCAGTAAAAAACCAAAATCATAAAAGGCTCCATTGTTGTTATAGGCATACACTGCCACATCATCCATAAACAGGCTTCCTATAAAAGAAAATATTGATATTAGTCCATGCCATAAACCCCCAAAGAATCCATAAGAAGATTCATTAACGCAATCGATTGCGTTAGGGCTTACGTCTGCACATCCTGTAATTAAGAAACTCAAAATTAGAATGTATAAAATAGTGTTTAGTTTTTTCATATTTTTAATTGTATAATAATTTTATTAAATCTCCGAATATATTACCGTCTTTAACTTCAACTGTCTGCTCAAATTCTTTTCCATCTAAAACTTTAGATAATATTGAGGATTTTTGATTTAAAAGCTTTTCTATATCTTCATCGATTGTATCTTGACATATAAGTCTTATGATTTGTATTTTATCTGACGTGGAGGACGCTCTGTGTATTCTGTCTTCTGCCTGCTCTCTATCTGCACTAGTCCATGGTTGGTCAATGAATATAGAAATACTTGCCGATGTAAGCGTTATACCGACTCCTGCTGCTCCTATTGTTCCAGAGAAGACCTTGACATTGTCATCTGTCATAAAAGCCTCTACAGCCTCTTCTTTTTTGTTTGAATTAATATCTCCATTAAATACGACTGCTTTATCTCCGAACTTATTAGCAACTTCGTAAGAAATTCCTTTATACTGACTAAACACAACAACCTTCTCGTCTCCGTCAATAATGTCTTGAATAAAATCAAATGCTCTTTTCATTTTTATTTCGGAAGTAAACTGTTTTAACTTTTGAATCCTAGTTAAGTGATTCATTCTATTGTCAGCCTCTTGGTCATCTTGAGCACTCTCTTCTTTTATGCCTTTTTTAATTTTATTGTATTCTCTCATCTCTATAGGGCTAAGCTCTATAGGTATAGCAGTGTAAGTTTTTGGAGGCAAGTGTTTTAGAATGTCTTTTTTTAACCTTCTAAGAAAGAATGGTGATATTTTTTCAAACAACTCATCTAGATTAGATGCTCCATTATAATCCCATCCGAAATTGTTTTTTTCTGCAGCACAATACTTAACGCCAAAAGAGTGGGCATTACTCCATTCTTCTGGGTAAAGGAAATTAAGTAGCGAAAAGAATTCGTAGGGTCTGCTTTTTATGGCTGTACCAGTAAGTAAAAGTTTTTGAGGAATATCTTTTAAAGTTTTCTTTGCCAACTTAGTTCTGTCTGCTGAGTTGTTTTTGATATAATGAGCCTCATCCATTATCAATATTTCATAATCCTCCGCATTTAAAACTTCTCCCATTTTATCTGGTGTGAATGTTATATTTTTAGTTGCTCTTGAGGCAATCATGTTTCTCACGCCACAATTGGGGCAAGTTTTGTCTTTATATCTTTTTTTACTATTTCTCTCTTTCCAACCGCAAAATACGTTCTTGCAAGTGTGAGACATTTCTATTGTTATGTATGTATCCAAAGAGCTATAACTCATAATATGAAACATAGATTCTTCTTTGGAATTATTGATTTTCTTTGATTTTTTAGTTGGTTTCCACTTGTACACAAAAGCTTTTTCATTCGTGAATTTATGTATTTCATTTCTCCAGTTTAATCTAAGATTTGCTGGGCATACGATTAATGTTTTTTTACCTTTCCAACAAGCATAAGTCATTGCCGCCGCAGTCTTTCCAACGCCTGGCTGGTCTCCCAACAAAGCTCTTCCATTACAAGCGTCAAAAAATATTGCAGCTTGTTTTTGATAATCATATGGCTCTATATTCATGAATGAGAAATCAACCTTAGAAGTGTCTATGTTTTCTGTTTTTATAGACAATGCCTTAAGCAAAGACTCTTGTCTTTTTACAAAATTTTTTCTTAATATCTCAACCTCTTCAGGACTTAAATTGGTAAACTTAAAAGGCATACCATTATCTTTTATGAAAGATATAACTTTACCTATGTACCCAGCAGAAATAACTCTATACCAACTCTCATAACCAGTACCATCAGGATTTTGTATGTAATCTACATTTATCTTCCTTTGGTCATCTGGGAAGCTTTTAATGAAGTCGCTCAAATTCTTCCTATAATTATATTCCACTTTATAGTTAGACTTGAGCTTTGTTATGACAATTGGGTTTGTGCTCATAATATTACAAAATTACAAGAAAAAAAGAAAAATTCCTATATTTATAGGTAACAATTTTTACAAAAATAAAAAAATGAAAATTACAAAAGAAGTTATCAGACAATTAATAAAAGAATCTTACGAAGAAATGGCAGCACAAGAAGATGTTAAAGCTTCAGAAAGCATATTTGATAGTAAACCAGGTGAAACAGTTATATTGAACTTTGAAGGCGTTACAGTCAAAATGGAAAGACAGTTAGATGATTTGTTTAAAATAGTAGACGCTGCAGAAAGTGAAAAACTTAAAGATGGTGACTATGTAAAAATTCAAGGGAACGATAGTCTTGTTCCTGGTAAGAGTTTCAAATTCTTAATATATAGAGAAACGCCTTTAAAATATGAAACCAACCCATTAGAGAGTTGGAAGATTATTAAAAATTAATTTAAAATTTATAAATTATTTTTCCACCAACCTATTTTAACTAGTCTGTTATATATAGAAAAAGGTTGTATGGCAATACCTATAGTAAATCCATAAGACGCTACAATTCCAAGAATGGCAACAATAATTGGCATTCCATAATTATATTCATCTATAATTAAAGGCGTAATGTAACATGATTGCACTATACCAATTAACATTAGTAAAAATTTCAACTTTCCTGTTTTGTGCTCTGTAAATAGCCACTTTAAATATGTGGGTTTATTTGTGTTTTTCATATTGCAAAATATTGGTTAAATAAAATACCCATCAACATAATGTTGATGGGTCAATATTTTTCAGTAAATTAAAAGACCTATTTCTTCTTAGCTGCAGGTTTTTTAGCTGCAGGTTTTTTAG